CGTTTAGTTCCTGCGGATTGATTCGAGGTATTTCAGGTCAATCAGTGATAAATAGATGTGATTCAGTAGTTATTGATTATAATTTAAAACGTTGAAATTATGGGTAATGTATTTCAAATGAGTAATGAGCGTGTTAAGGATGTTAATCGTAATACGTTCGACTTGAGTTTTCAAAACAATTTAACGATGAAGTTTGGCGCTCTCTACCCTGCTTTTTGTAAAGAGATGTTGCCTGGCGATACTGCTAAGATTCGTCCTACCTTTGCGCTTGAATTTATGCCAATGGTGTTCCCTGTACAAACACGTATGAAGGCTAATTTGCATTTCTTCTATGTGCGTCGTCGAACTCTGTGGAAGGACTTTATGGATTTTATGGCTGATTTGACGGATGTCGAACCGCCTTATTTGGATTTCAATGCTAATTTTGATGAGTATACTCAGACTGGTCGTTTAGGAGATTATTTTGGTTTACCTACCACTTTAATTGGTGCTTATGGTCAAACTTTGGATGTTGCTACTGTTGAACTTCGTGGTACTTCTATAAAGGACGTTACTGGAGCCGGTATGACTCCTACTCCTTTTAAGGATGCTGCATCTCTTCGAGATACTTTGTCTGTTTACAATCCCACTGGAGGCGGATTTTTTTCATATTTAGAAGATACTTCTGATGATGCTTATTCAGGAGAAAATATATCAGCTCTTTATTATACTATTAATCCTTCGTCTTCTGTTACTCCTCAAGAATTGCTTGAGAATGGTTTGTCTTTTGATTTGCAGCTTGTACAGACTGATGAATTATCTCAAACTGGTATTTTCAATGATTTACATTTGACTTTTGGTATTTGTGTTAAGATTAGTCAGCCGTCTCATACTCGTGTCGGTGTTTCTCAGGGTGTTTTTGTTGACGGTTCTGTTCCTGCTGGCGTTACTTGTTCTTATTCTACTCAGAGTTCTGGCCGTCAGTTTAAAGCTTCTTTTGATTTTTCTGCTTCTTCGTCTTTGATTAAGGTAATGTCTTCTCCTTCATTTGTACAGACTGACCCTGTTAATATTGAGTTTGCTTTTTGTATTGGTAATGGTTCTATTAGTAAAAGTAGTGAGGATGAATCATATTCTAATCCGGACAAAATTTATTATTTGAATCCTGATAGTAAAAAAATGATTTTTAGAGATGTTTGTCGTATGTATTTAGGTCGTTCTAATGAGCCTCAGCCTATTACTCGTGAGACATGTCCTTTTTATGATTCTTCGAGTGATAAGAAAGATAAACAGAAAAAATTGTCTTCTGAGCCTTTCCGTGCTTATGAAGCTATTTATAATGCTTTCTATCGTGATATACGTAATAATCCTCTTATTCTTAATGGTAAACCTGAATACAATAAGTATATTCCTACTGATGAAGGTGGTGCTGATACTTATCCTTATCAACTGCATTACCGCAACTGGGAAAAGGATTTCTTGACTACTGCTGTTCAGAGTCCTCAACAAGGTGTTGCGCCTTTGGTTGGTATTACTAATTATGTTAATAATTTGAGTTCTGATATTACGTTTGTTGATGAATCAGGAAAAAAGTATACAGCTCGTTTGACGACGACTGATGATGGAGAGTTCATTAAGTCTGTCAACGTTGATGAATCTGATTTGCCTGCAGAGAATTTACGTGCTTTGGTTGATTATGCCCAATCAGGTATTTCAATAAATGACTTTCGTAATGTGAATTCTTTCCAGTTATGGCTTGAGGTTAATATGCGTCAAGGATTGCGCTTCAAGGATGTTATTAAAGGACATTATAATGTAGATGTGCGCTATGATGAACTTCAAATGCCCGAATTTATTGGAGGCTGTAGTGAAGATGTTCGCGTTAATATGGTTACTCAGACTTCTGCAGATACTGAAGATTCTTTTTTAGGTTCTTACGCTGGTCAGGCGTCTTGTGTTGGTACTTCTAATAATGTAATTACTCATTATTGTGATGAGCCTGGTTATATTATCGGTATATTGTCTGTTACACCTGTTCCAAATTATTCTCAGCTATTGCCAAAGCATTTTTTGAAACGTGACGTTTTAGACATCTTTACCCCTGAATTTGGACATATTGGATTTCAGCCGATTACTTACGCTGAAGTGTGTCCTGTTCAGGCGTTTAATGATAATCCTGACAGTTTAGATGATACTTTTGGCTATCAGCGCGCATGGTATGACTATTTGGCTTCTGTGGATGAAGTCCACGGTTTGTTTAGAACAGAGTTAAAAAATTACTTGATAAGTCGTGTTTTTGATATTAAACCACAACTTTCTGAGTCGTTCTTGCTTGTTGACCCTGCTGTTACTAATACAGTGTTTGCTTCTACTACTGAGAGTGATGATAAGATTTTAGGTCAAGTTTATTTCGATTGTAGGCTTAAGCGTCCTATACCGCTTTACGGCGTTCCTCGTTTGGAATGAGCAATCCTCTCTCATTATTGCGAATTCCGTGGTATTTCGTCCCCAATTTATTGTAGGGCGGAATACCACTCAATATTAATCCTTTAAAGTTTAGATTATGAAAATTAAAAGATTTAAGCCTAATCCGGTTGCTAATGGTTTTTTTGTTAGTTCTTGTGTTCGTAAGCCTGGCTTTTTAGCAACTAAGCCTGGACTTGCTTATGATACTGGAACATTGCATAAAATGTGGAAACAAGGTATTCCTATCAATCCTCAAAATGCCCAACAAATGTATGACGATGGTACTACCAATCCTTCTTGGGAAATACCTTTGCCCTCTCAACGTTTTGTCGACCCTGCTGAAGTTTGGCAAGCACAACAGACTGCCCGTCGTAAATTGTCTCATGCTTATCGTGTTGAGAAACTTAAATATTCTGAGTGATGGATACTTCATTGTCTTTGAACCCGCTTGGTTTTGCGGGTTCTCTTGCTTCCGGTATATTTGGAGCTATTGGTGCCAATAAGCAGATTAAGGCTCAAGCTAAGGAGAATCAAAAGAATAGAGAGTATAATTTAATGTTGGCTCGTTTGCAGAATCAGTGGAATTTGGAACAATGGCAGCGAGAAAATGATTATAATAGTCCTACTGCCCAAATGGCTCGTTATCGTCAGGCTGGTTTGAATCCTGATTTGATATATGGTCAGCAGAATTTGTCGGCTTCCTCCCCTACTCTTACATCTGGTGCTCCTTCTACTCCTCAGGATATGTCTCCTATTGGAGAGAAATATCGTTCATTTGGTGAAGCTACTAAGGCTATGGCTGAGAGTCAGTTGTTACAAGCTCAAATTGATAATCTTAATGCTGATACTGGTCAAAAGAAAGCTGGTACTGATAAGACTATTGTAGAAACAGAAGCTTTGACTATTGATAATTTAACTCGTGCTGCCCGTAATAATCAGGCTTTGCAGATTGGAGATACTGTACTTATTTTGAATAAAAAAGCTGCTGCTTTGTCTGATGTTCAAAAAGAGAATCTTATTCAGACTACCAATAATTTAAAACAAGTTTATGATAATAATAAGTTGGTTGTTAAGGAGCTTCGTACTCGTATTAAAGGTATGGAGTTGGATAATATTGAAAAGTTTAAAGAAACTATTCGTCGTGATAAACGTCTGAATGCTGAGTTACGTAAGTTTTATGATGAACATCGTCAAGCTCTTGTTGATTTGAAAATTTCAGAGCAGGAGTTTTCAGAGGCTATTGAGTCGTGGTCGTTTCGTCTTGCTGGTCTTGCCCTTGATAATGATACTAAGCGTGCGAATTTAGAGAAGTTAGGACTTGAGAATATTCGTTTGGATTTTGAAAATGATAAATTGGAGGTTGATTCTAATATTTATCGTGAGATTTTAGCTGGTAAGGTTTCTCCAAATAAATTAGATAAAGTTGGTGCACATTTATTTCAAATTGGGTTTGATATTTTGAAAATTTTGTCTAATGTTATTCCGATTCTTCCTAAATCATAATAGGTCTAAAAGGGTTCTTTCGAACCCTTTTTGCGTAGCAAGGAGTGGACAAAGTCCACGCGGTTAAATACTCGATATACTATGCGTAACTGACAGCACCGCTGTCACGTTACGATTTGCCATTAAAAGTTAGTTAGTTATGATATTGAAAATCAAGTGTTCTCATCCAACTATTATATTGAATCCCTATTTTGAGAAATTATATAGAGCTTCGAAAGCAATTGTTGCTGGTAACCATACGT